AACACCGTGGTGTTTATTCCCTTTCGGGACTAACACTATCGAAGGCCATCACTTCGTCGGCACGCCTTGGTATGAAAACCCGCCCCAATGGGGGGGTTCATACCTTGAAACCGAAGAAGGGGGCCCGGGCGAACGCGTTCGCGCGGGATCCCGGCCTTCCTTCTGTACTCCTCTCTCTCCTTCCCCGAAGGAACCACGGGAGCGCCAAGCGCCTGAAGGGGTTCGCACCCCTCCAGGATTGCTGGAGCGCTATCGTGGCGGGCGTGGTCGCGTCAGGCTGGAAACAGCTTGACTTGACCACCCCTTCGGGGCGTGATGCTGCCTGCGGCCTCGTTCGCCTTGCGCACTTCATCGTGCACAAGGCGGTCTTCGAAGGGATCAGCTGCGCCATCAAGTGGGTAAAGGACTGCTCTTCTGAGCTGCGCCGTTACGCAATTGAAGGCGTTCCCTTGAAGTCTAGGCGTGGTGGGCTGGCAAGGTTCCTTAGGGGACCTTTCCGGTCTCTCGTTGATTCCGACGAGAAGGCGCTGCAGATGTCTTACATCGGCCGCGCCCTCCCGAAGGGCAATGAGTTCGTCGCCACGAAGTCTTTACTTGGACATCGTGACGCCTTGACCACGCCTTACAAGACCGCACCCTCTGTTCTTTCTCGTGCGAAGTCCTTTGCTTCGTCCTGGGCTTCGAGGTTCCTCGACCCGGTGTTGCCGATCGTCCCTTTGGGGCTTTCGTCATCATCCTGTCTCGAGTTCACTCGCGCCGAGGGCGGGCTGTCGTCGTGGACCTTCGAGCTACGCTCGGAGATCGACCGCGACATGGGCTTCCGCCGTCTGAACAGAGGGCTTAGGCAGGTGCACCCTGAGCTCGCTTCCGACTTGGAGGCTGGGGCCTACGACGACTACGCTGTGTCGCTCGCTGCCCTCAACCTCCTGTGGGAAGACTACCGCGCAGCCCGGATCCCCCCGGCACAGGCTATGCCTGTCCCGGAGCGGGGCTGGAAAGCGCGGATAGTAACCAAGAGCAAAGGACCGGTAGTGGCCATGGGCCAGTTTATCCGTCCTTGGCTCCTGGCGGGGCTCAGGCGTGACGGACGGTCCTCAACGGTGCTTTCTGGCGAATCCCGCCGAGCAGTGGAGAAGGTCTTCCGGCGTCCAGTCAAGTCGAGGGGCTACAAAGTAGTCTCCTCGGACCTGACGGCGGCGTCGGACCTCCTTCCCCATGATCTCGTGCGGGCTCTCGTCGATGGCATCCTTGAGGCCCGGCCGCTACCCGACTGGGCGGCCGAGACGATGCGGTACCTTACTGGTCCGCAGCGCATCGGTTACCCGTGGGGTGAGATAGTCACGACGGAACGGGGGATCCTTATGGGTCTCCCGCTCACGTGGTGCCTTCTCTCCTTGACCCAGTTATTCTGGGTTGAGGAAGCGGCTCGATCCGTCACGGGGTCTCTCGTGCGGGACGTTCTGACGCGGACGGCGATCTGCGGCGACGACTTGGTAGGCCATTGGCCCGTCAAGGCGATCGACGCGTATCACCGTGCGGCAGAAGAGTCCGGCGCGAAGTTCTCGGCCGGCAAACACTTTGTCTCTGACAAAGCGCTTGTCTTTACCGAGGACTGCGCGTGGCTGGTTCATTCTCGGAAGGATGAACCGGTTGCACGAGGCCCGCGCACGCTTCTGATGAAGGACTTCCTGCCGCCCTCTTTCCGAGGGCCCACTCCCCCCGTTAGATCGAGGTGGGTGGTGGGTATCCGGTGGTCCGAATCAGTTCCGCTACGCGGTCTGGTCCGGCCTACCCGGTTACCGGGTGACAGGTTGATCGTGCCCTACTGGGCAGCGATCGGTCCAGCATCTGAAGCCGTTGCTGGGGGATCCCTATCCCGCTTCCGGCGGGTCCGCCGGGTGGTCGCCTGCTTGCATCCCACGATTTGGTCGTGGGCTCGCAAGCATGGGTTCCTCCCGGACGTTCCCCGCCGTTATGGCGGTCTAGGGCTCCCTCGTAGGAGAGGCGACCCCTCAAAGGTCGGTCAGATACCGCTGTTGGCTCGTCGAGGCCTCGCTGCTTTCCTTTACGGGCAAGCGGCGAAGGACTACGACGACCCTTCGGCGTCGTGGAACATCCTGAGGTCCGGTTACTGGTCGCTCGCTGCTGCGAACGTCGAGTGCCGTTTCCTCGGTTTGTACCACGGTTCTGACCTTCCTCACGTCTTGGTGCGCGCGGGCAAGGTTCCTTTCCATGGGAAAGGCCTCAAGCTCGGCGCGGTGTGGGACGCACACAAAGAACGAACTCTCGCAGCAATGCGACAGCTAGAACTCTGGATGGGTCCCGTGCCTTTGCCGGCGTCGGTCTTTTCGCCTTACGACATAAGTCGCGAGGTGAAGAGGTCCTACGTCCGCAAGGCCTCGACGTGGAGGGGTGCAAGAGGAGTACATACGGGGACACCGTGGTCGAAGTTGGACGCGCGCCGTGAGGCACTGTCTAACTCCCGCCACTGGTGGGCCCATCCTAACACGTCTCGCGACGGGTTGATGATGGACTCTGTCCCC